GTCTCTTGCATCTTCTTTGGCACTTAATTTGATTTCATCAGCACTAGGTGTCATTAATTTAAATAATGCAATATCTCTAGCATCTTCTTTTGCACTTAATGCGACCTCCGCCTCACTAGGGTTCCATGTTGCGTGACACACTGTAGTAAATATTGCGGTAGCAAATAATATTGTTATTGATCTCATTTTATATCCTTATTTCTTTTCTGCTTTATATCTGTCCATTAACTTTTTAGTGTCAATGTTACTGTATTCATTTTTAATAACGTGATTAACAATGCTTAACAATTGAACAGCTTTTGGGTTTACAGCTATTGCAATATTGTCTACGCTGTCAGAGATTGTAATCGACTTTGTAGTAATTGCCGCATCAGGTTTTTCAAAAGCAATTTTCTTAATTTCAAATTCATCACGGTAAGCGGCAGCAATGTCGCCACGTGTGACTTTGTCAATGATCACATCCCACTTTTCTTCAGGAACAAATGTTGCATTAGGAAAATTAACACGGGCAAATGTGTCGTAACTTGAATTCTTGATAAAACTAATCTTGCCATTAAAATTTCTAATGACTTGATATACTTCACGCCCTTGGCTGTTTTGACTTAGCCATAGTCGATTAATAACCAAACTTTGTCTTAGTCTAATATAAGGATCACTGAATTTAACAACTTGTAAACGTGGACCAGTTACGGATAGTTTACTAACAGCTATATCCGCTTTACCGGTTACAACCTGTTCAACAACTTCAGCGAAACTTTCAGCATCGCGTCTGAACTGTACTGGCACTCCAAGTAGGACACCAATTCGTCGAGCAATCTCAACGTCAAGACCTCGGATATCGTCGCCTTCTCCGGAGAAGAAAGGAGGATTATCTTTTTTGGTCATTGCTACAATAAGAACATTAGCTTTCTTAATTGCGGCAATATCTGCGGGTAGCGGTACTGTGGAACCTGGCATCTGTGCCTGGGCTAGTGAGGTAACCAGTACAAAAAGTAATGTGAGTAGTTTTTTCATAGTATTGTATTTATACTATGATGTCTTAAGGATTTATTACAATCCTTTAAAAAAACCTGTGTTTAAGTTACTTGCAAGCAAGGTTTTGTTGCTTGCTTTGTGCGATTGCTGTCATTGCTGCCATTTTAGTTTGATCATTGGCAGTTTTTGCCATTTCTAGCATAGCGATGTCTCTCATCGTTTGATCTCTGCTCATAGATTTTTGGGCTTCTAGACAAGCGATATGGTCATTATGCAATACTTTGTTTAATGATGTACATCCTGATAGTAAAATTGCTGTTAGTAAAATAATTGTTTTCATAAAATGTTCTTAGCAGATAGTAGGGGATTTGAACCCCTGAAAGACTTACGTCTTTGCCAACTTCGGAGATTGGTGTCATAAGCCTCTCGACCAACTATCCGCTAAAAACATTTACACTAGTACTTAAAAGTAGTACCATATAAATGTTTAATGCGAATAGTTTAGGTCAACGTCAGTATTAGTTATATTGACTAGTACAAGTTCTTTCTCTATAAATTTTGCCATCAGAAGTCCAGACTTCTTTCCATGGACTACAATTTTGATTTTGAATAATCGGTTGTTGTTCTATAATTACTGGTTGCTGTATAATCACAGGCTCTGGTCTAGTTAATGTATAACCGATCGCACCACCAATAATCAAAGGTGCTACCCAACCACCATACCCTGGTCCTCGATAGTGACCGTGATGATTCCCATTATGGCGAAATCCATGTCCGTGGTGTTGTGCTAGTGCCGGCAATGTTACACAGGCTAATGCTAGAGTAATGAATAATTTTTTCATAATTATCTCCTTGTTATATATTTAACGTTTTAGTCGGTAGTTTCGTTGACAAGATGTTTAATCTCATCATAGTTTGAAATACTCTGCTCAATTGGTGCGTTGTTTTGTTTCTTAAAGAATTTCATTCTATGATTGGTTTTATTAATAGCAACTCCAATATGAGTTAACCAAGAATTAAATTTTTCACAAAATTGGCTTTGATCGAAATCTTGTAAATCTTTTTCATAATTTAACTCTAAGCAATTATTAAGTTTATGTCTAAGTATAGAATACCAATGCGATGACTGTTTTTTCTTTTCTAAAAACTTTTCAATATCAACAGTAACTTTAAGATTACTTGTATCTACATTATACCACTTGTCGTGTTCTATTGCTTTTCTATGGCTAACATATTCTTCTAGTTTATTAGAGCGTTCTAATAGAATAACTTCGACAAACGGTAATTCAAGTAATTTATCTAATCCAAGATCTTCAAAATGCTTACGCATTATCTTAACAACTAAAGTTTTATCAGTTACATTATATAACTCTATTAAGGATGTTATCGGTTCTTTGTAAATGTTTACTAACAAATTATAATAATCATTAGGTTCAACATTTAAAAACTTAAAAAGACATTCTTGTTGTTCTAGTGTCAATAAATCTTTATGCGGGAGATCATCCGGTATGTGATCTTGTCGAACGTATAAACCAAAATAAGGTGACAAATAGAATTCATTAATACATTGCAAATCTACATAAGATTCCATTGCTTCGCAGAGCAAGTTACTACCAGTACGAGGTTCACAAAGAATTAGTATTAGTTTCTTGTTCATTTGGCTTTAATGGTCTAGTTTTACAATAGACACAATCACGGTCACTGCATATATCTTCTAACCATACATTGCATTCAAAGCAATAGTATGCATCATACTTTTCTGAACGCTGTTTAGTATCTTCGCAGTTATGTCCAGAGTCCATGTCGTACCTTAATAAGTCTAATCATCATGTCAGTGTCTTCTTTTTCATAGGCTGCTTCAATTTTTTGTAGTTCTTTGTGAGCGAGCTTGCTGGCTTTTTTAAGTTCTGGTGATTTATCTGTGCCCCAATTTATTTTGCCACCATTTGATAAACGACTGAGTTCACAGTACGCAGTCCAGCCACTGGCATCATGCGGATCAGGACGCTTGGGATAAACTTCAGTCCACCATTTATACAAGTCTAGAATCTCTTGTGCTTTTACAGCCTGTGGTGTGGGCTTCATATAGTAAGGTTCGTCTTTACAGTATTCTTCATTATGGATAAGACTGATTTGCCATATTAAGTTATCAATGCCGGCAGCAGGGCAACGCCAAGTTCGCCAACGCCACCAGCCTTTGGCATAGAATGGAGGATTGTATTTTTCTTGTGTATCACTCCAAGCAATGTGGCTCCATGCAGTTTCTATTTCAACAAAATCAACAAGCTCATTGAATAGGCAAGGCAAAAAGCGGTTCCCCACGTCTTGCCACTGGCCAGGCTTAATATCCCTGGGATGAGCGGTAAGGCTATGAGTGCGGGTAACAAAACGGTTGTTAATATAGTATTTGATATCATAAAGTTTCCTTACTGGCCAAGTGACAAAATCTTGAATATGTCCAAGTGCTTCTTCGGCTAGCCAGTAGCGGAAGTTGTGTTTCATCTGTGCCGCAGTGGTCCACTCATCCCATTCTTCTGCTGTGCCTGCACTGAGTTTTTTGGTACCACGAAGCCAATCTGCAAACGGTGTACAACTCCAATATCTTGTATGATGTGCCATATTATCTGTTTCCTTTTAATCTATTTATAAATCTTGCTTCCATTAACAGTTTTGCTGTTTCTGGATCTCGCATCAAATCTTTCATTTCGCATAATACATCTGCCATTGCTGTAAATTCTCGTTCCGGCATCTCTGTAATAATCATAGGAACATGTTCTTCTTCATAAGAAACAGGATCATCCCAACTTGTGTTAATATGTGTAAATGGATTTCTATCATATTGACGCTTTACTTTACTGCCAGTAATAGTAATCTTATAATCCAATAAGACTTGATGAATGCTGTCTTGTTTATACATAGCCTATTTGACTGATTATAAGTGAATCAATCTTTGTTGTCAACTTATCTACATCCAACCCATTTGCTGTATAGCCTTCAATCAAACAATCTTCATAACCTGAACTAGGAGCCTCTTCTGAGCCTTTACTAGTCATAATGTATGCCATGGCAACAATGTGTGAATTGGTATTCACTTGTTTTATCGGATCTACAATTACTTCAATCTTGTCATAGTAAAAAGGATAGCCTTCTAAACGATCCAATGCACGTTCGCAGTCTTCGGTAATGTCCCAAAGAACACCTTCCATTTCACTGCCTTCTACTTGATCAATGTCAGCATGAAGTCTAAACTTTAGTTCAAAGCCTTTTAATGTACAACCTCCAAGATTAACTGCTTTTGGACATCGCATTGTCATCTCGGCAATGTTTGTATTCATGCCATAGGCAAAATAATATCTTTTCAAACGTTGACCTCTTTGACATTCTTAACAATAAAACTGCGCCAACCTTTGGCATTAATATCAAACACAGAAATGATATTAGTGTTTTCTTTTTTATTACCTACATCTTCATTTAACAAAAATGGAGGAAGGAATGTAGGATTAAGTGTACATTGCATTGTTCTACTATCCCCATCTTTTTTAGTAAAGTTAACAGTGATAGTTCCAAACTTTAATTGTTCTACTAATTGAGTTCTAAAGTCTAGCCATTCTTGGTCAGTCCAATTACTAGACTTTGTTAGCAGTTCGTTGTTTAATATAGTCATCGTTGTGTATCCATTTGTTGTTAACTAAAAATCCCCATTCACGTTTTTGTGGACCGGGCATAAACATTGTCCAACATTCTACTGTAGGATCAAGTTCAATTCTATGATAGCTTGTTGCTCCGCAGACTCTAAAACTACCTGGGCCGCGCCATACTTGGTATTCGCCAATTTTTCTTCCTACAGTATCAAAATGCGGGATCCATTCCCAATAGCCACCTTTAAGGATAAGTGTAGCATAAGGCCATGGATGATCGTGTACATCATCAGGATCTGACTTTAGGAATTTGTGTAGAAAGATATTGAACGGAAATAGTTTACGTTCTTTGAGAAAGATATAATAACGTTCCAAATATGGTTCGTTACTTTCCCTGTCCAATATAATACGCTGTCTACCAATTTTGGTAAGGAAGTTGGCAATTTGTTTAAGCATTAGAATTAGTCCTAGTGCTTAATTATACATTAATTTTGACTTTATGTCAAATAATAGTTTACCAATTTAACCGATTTCTTCATAGCTAATTGTTATGTCACATATTGCTCCACCACCGTCATAATGCCATATTGCGGTGTTTTCTGGTAGATATATCATTTCGTTTTTATTGATAACTGTCCAGCGATTAACTCCGGCATTTCCGCCAACATTAATATTACGATCATATTTAAATCTGGCGCCTTGATCATTTGAATAGGGAAATTCAGCATTTACTATAAAAAAATAAGCACTGGCGCCAACCTTTGGTGGATAAGTGCTCAAAGAATTTATCTTAAGTGTTTTTCCAGAGTCAATCGGGTTTTCTAAAACTAACTTTACTTCAATGTCTTTTTGTCTTACAAACTTTGTCATACCTTTTATCGAAGAAGGTGCTAGTAAATTGGGTTCTGCCATAATGTTATCCAAATATTAATGATAATCCATACGCAGTCGAACTACTGCTAACTGGAATAGGCACCGGCGTCGGCGTCGGTGGAGAAGGCGGTTGTCCTGGGCTTGGTGCAATAACGGTTTCACCACTTAATATTGCAGGCGGTATAACAGTATCACCATTAGAAATGATAGTAGAATCGATTGCTGTTCCATCACCAAATTTAAAATAAAAATATGTTTTATATTCTACAGGGTTCGAATCGATGAATGTTCTCTTGGTATCTGTGGGATCTATTTCTATGTCAGTTTGAAGAATAAAATCATTTTTCTGGACACTCGATTTATCTGCTTCTGAATAAGATGTCAAATTCCAACGAATATATTGTTTTGAACCGACTATAATCAATTCAAACGTTGTATCATCAGAATTTGATATTGGTTCTGTGGTTGGTTTAAATTCTCCATCGATTTTTGATAGTCTAGTCAACTTGTAAGAATAATGATCAACATACGGTAATTTAGAAGAATTTAAAATTGTAAGAGGATTGTCAAATTTAATAAAAATGCAAAAAGTTGCATCTGTTTCTAATGTACTAGATGAAATGTAATAATATATCTTACTATATTCTAATCCGTTTTCGACAGTGACATATCTTTTAGTCAGCAAATATAAAGTGTCATTAAATTTTGTCGTAGTTGAAATTATTTTACCATCAGTAATATCTGTGTCATCTGTTATAACTGTTAGGATAGAAGAATCGGTTACACTACCGGTGACATTGCCTAATGCATCATACCGTTTAGTTTGTGCATTGTATGTTCTGGATATAGTACTTTCATATTGAACTCCGTACTTTCCTTCAGTCTGATGAATTAATTGCAGGCAAGCCTTTTTAACTGCCATTGATAAATCATATGTTCTATCTGCTATTGGTATTGCTGTATCACCGCTAACAATAAAACTGCCAGAATATAAACTATCATTTGTTTTCCAATAAACAATATCAGGAGTTGTCGGATTTTCTATTAGTACCGCCCAGTCCACTTCTCCTCTAACAAAAGTTGTTGTGCTATCAGGAGTAATAATTTCCATGTCTTTGCCATAGGCAGGATTTCTACTATAAGTTAATCCTTCGGTCCATGATGTTGTATATGCAGAGTCAGAGTATAATTTTATCGATGTATCTATCAACTCGAAATTAAGTCTATAAGCAATGCCTCTTGATAACATCAAGTCTGAGACTACTTCTCCAGTGTTATCATAAACAATAATAGCATTGCCTTGTTGTTTAAACGTGTACTTAAAACTATCATATCCTGCAATAGGATTAACTGTTGGATTGTCAGTGTTGAGACTAGGATCACTGTTTGGATCCCATCCTATATAAGCACTATTTCCTGTAATTGCAACCTTTTCATAACCCACTACATCTCCGCAATAGTCTAATATAGGCTTAGTTACATATTTGATAGGAATATTATCTATGTTGTCAGCAGTGCCTGCGGTGCTTACATTGTTTCTATTGTTGTATATGTTATCTATTACTGATTCAACATCAGCCGATACCATTGTCTTTAAAACATTGTCATGTAATATTCCTCGGCTATCTTTTACTGGATATCCGTCACTAATACTTTTAACACGTTGTAAATTTCTTGAAGTATTTAATTTATCATTTACTCCTAAGGGGTCTGCTAAATTCTGCTCTAGTCGTTTTACTTCTGATTTTAATCTAGAGGCTTGGGATTTTAAATTTCGATTAAATGCATTCAATGCCGGAGTTATTCCTAGATTAGAATCTTTGGCCTGTTTAATTGCTGCCTTTAAATTTTTTAAATCTCCTGGCATGCTATTCCAGTTAATACCAAAACCGCCTGGTCCGCCGCCTAAACACATGCTAGGGTTACTTACCCTGCCCAGAGCGTTTAATATATTGCCTGCTTGTCCAAATAAGTTTGAATTTAGTTGCGCTAATAAGTCAGAGATTATAGGAGCATGAACTGGGCTAGGACATAATCCACCTAAACTAAAAACATTGTTAACTTGCCCCATAGCTTGATTAACGCCGTGTAATATATTATCATAGCCTGTGGCAGATTTTAAGTCGTTGACGGCAAAACGCATACCAAGCAATGAAGAATTTAATGCACCTAATGCACTGATACCAGTTGTGTCTTTAATTAGATCGTCTATAGCAAGTTGAGCACATACTAAACGTCCATTAAGCAAATCTTTCAATCTGCCTGCCAATAGCATACAGATAAGATCTTTTTCATTCTTAGGAAGGTTAGCAGGAAAAGTTATTTTTAAGGGACTTGTTGCCATGTTATGCTGTTCTTAAATTCGAAGGTAATCTGTTGCCAGTAGAGCCTGCCGCTATTGGGCTGGCTCCTGTGTAAGTATACATCACTTTGGCATCACCTTTTGGACCTCTGCCTCCATATGCCACATGAACCCATGTGCCTTCATATATCAACTGCGAGTAAGGAAGTTTATTCAAAACTTTATTAAGTAATTTTACATTTGCTTTGCTACTGCCGATAGTTAAATCAGCGGCGCATCCAATAGTATGATCACTGTTGTTAGAGCTACCTATGCTTTTGTTATAAGCCAATGTTCTAAATGCGCTGTTAATTTTAAAATTAACTCCTGCGTCACGCAAAGGATCTAGTATGTTAGTGCATAGTGCAATCCAATTACATTCTATTTGTTCTTTAGTTAAACCCATCTGCGCTTCTATAGGCATCCTGCTGTCTGCTAATGTAAAGTACTTACTATTTTTACATCCTGAAGGAGGACTTGGCTGAGGAGGTGGATTGGTTTGATCAACTGTTGGTGGGTCTTCGTGATATGTAGGAAGATTGGGACTAACTTTCTTTTCATCTTTAACGGCGGCAGCAATACCTCGAGTTGTATTTTCATACATTACTCTGCCTTCAACTATTATTGTTCCTGGCTCAATTTGAGAAGCTGTGTCTACACCGTCACCGTTGATGTCATCAACGTATACATTAGGACTGCCTATAGCTCTTCGGTGTCCACAGGTATCAGGATCTCCTAGTCTATTCACAGGTATGTATTCTATGAATACATTGGAACTTCCGTTAGCCGTTAACGGACCGCCGTGAACTCCTGGACCGTGTCCTGCTACAGGACTTCCGTCTACGCTTGTTAATAGATAGTTAGTATACACAGAGTTCTGAATTACTACGATGATCGGAGCACCGGCAGTATTATCATCAGTTAATCTGTGTACTTGTGGCATATTATAATATGATGCTACTAGAGTTTCGAACCGGCTTAATGCCAGTTGTGCTTTCAAGATAAGCATCACTGACTTGTTCGTTGGTATCTGCTACACACATAATTGTATGTGCTTTGAATACGAAGTCGCTGTTGGGTTCAGCAGTCATCATAAAAGGAATCATTTGTAATCCATCTCTGCTGGCCGCTAGAATAACAGGCTTACTGATAGTAAGACCTTCCGCTGTTTGTCCAGTGATTTTGCCCACGACTTCGTCGCCATTGGCTAGTTTCATACTGACTGTTTGTCCAATTTTGTTTTCTTTTAACATATATGTATTTATTGAGTTTTTAACCACGTGACTAGATCAGTATAACCACCAATGGCCTGATCATCAATAAAGATTTGAGGTACGGTGCGTGGCGCTACCCCTAATCTTGTTGTTAGAGATTCTAACAATGTTTCTCTTGTTGTTGCATTAATATGGTGTTCTGTAAACTCCCATCCTTTACTGTTAAACAAGTTTTTTGCTTGGACACAGTATGGACATGCGTCTTTTGTATAAATTTCTACTTTCATTCATCGTCCCTAAATAAACTTTCTTCGTATTCTGTTAATGCGGCTTGAAACTCTTCTTCAGTTAGGCCATGCCAGCCGATACATTTACCGTTGGGGCTACGACCGCAACCGCAGGCGCCGAATTCTTCTTGTTGTTCTTTTACTCTTACTTGCATATTATGCCTTATTGAAAGTCCTGCGGTGTGTCATAAGTTTGAGCAAAGATATCTTTCTTTACTGCACCATAATCATTTGAACCATGCTTGACAATAAAATCATTGCCGGCTGTATAATTTAAATCGCCCCATGAAGTATGGATAACACCGTTATGATCTGCTAGTTTAGCAAGTTTAACAATCTTCTTAGGTGTACAAACGCCGTTGCCTAAATCATCTTTCATACTGTGAAACTTTTCAGGTGTGATTGGATATTGCTCACCTTTTGGTCCAGTCATAATGTAATGGCCTGCTTGATAGTTAACTGGGCCTTCCAGTGTTTGAACTGTGCCTGCTTGTTGAGCAATCTCATAGCGTTCTTTGTTAGGCTTTTTAAATGTTTTGAAACTACCTTGATCAAACCATTTATCATTAATTTGCGATGATGTTACTTCGTTAATTTTCATTTCGCTTCTTCTAATTCTTTTTTAAGATTTTCGCAGTAATCTCTGTGACTGCATTTTGCTGTTTTAACTTTTATTGTAGCATGATTATCAATACAAAATCCTTCATACTCAGTGTCCTCCATTGGACAATATTCTCTTACTTTTTCATCAAATGTCATATAATCTCCTTATAGTGCGGGTAGTGCATCATAATCAATACTTTCGCTCATTACACCAATAACATAATTAGTGCTTTCGCTTTCTTGCAATGCCGTTTGTTTTTTGCTAGTATCACTGTGCTTGTTAAACCACGGTATAGGAGTTGACTTCGGCGCAGGACTTAAATATTTAATACCAATATCCTTTAATGCTCCTGCGGCTGTATAATCAACAAACTCTTTTAGAATGGCTGCATTCAATCCAATTACTGGTCCTCGATTAAACAAATAATCAGCCCATTCCTTTTCTTCGCGAATAACATCCATGTACAGTTGATATACTTCTTGTTCACATTCACCTTTAATGGCGGCAAAACGTGAGTCTTCTTTAACAACTTGATTGATTAAGAAAGCTGTCCACCCTTTGTGTAATAACTCATCTTGTAAAATTAAACTAATGATGTTGCCATTACCAATAAAGATTTTGTTCTCAACCATTGCTAGGCTTGTAGCAAACGATACCATAAAGCGGAATGCTTCTAATGCGTAACTGGCATGTAATGCCATGTAGATTGCTTTGATATGTTCCTTTTCATTAACCGAGCCATCCATTTCCTTCATGCAGTTAATTCTGTGCAACTTATCATAGTAGTTGCCAACACTTGATGCCATGTCTACAATTTCTTTTGTATCATGGATAGTATTGAATACATCTTTAGGTACATTGTAAATGTTACGAATGATGTGACTATAGCTACGACTATGAATGTTGGTTTCAAAGAAGCTCCAGTTATAAATCAATGCCTCTAGTTCTGGCAAGGATACTACAGGCGTAAACACTTGACTAGGTGCTCTGCCTTGTAAACTGTCTAGTGCTGTTTGACGCAATAGGTTACTAGTAAAGATATGTTTAACTGCATCACTGGCTTCTTTAAAGTCGTTGGCATCTTTGCTTAGGCTAATCTCTTCTGGCACCCAAAAGAATCCACGTGCTGTTGTTTCAAAGTCAGCGATTTTATTGTATTTTACTTCTTCGAATCGTTGAATAGTAACTGGACCGGCTGGGTCTAGAAACATTTTACGATTTAAATAATCTGTTTTTGTGTTTAAGTTATATTGTTGTTTGCTCATTTGTAATTTCCTGACGCAAGTACTATCTTGCAAATATGTTCTAATCGTTCTATGTGCTCGTAGGCACGCCACGGGCTAGTGTCTATAGCAACAACGCCGTGCCCTTTAATTCCAACTATATCAAAAGCAATATTGCCGGCATCATCTAATTGTAACATCTTATGACATTGGTCTGCAAGCTCTTGGCTAATCGGAGGCACATCTCCTACATTAGGAGCCACTTTGGTATATCGATTAAGTTCCGGGAACGCATTACTAATAGTACTCAAATCAATACCGGCATGCATAGCGGCAATACAGTAGGTTGGATGCACATGAACAACAACTCGAACATCGCTGTTATGTTGACCCATTTCTTTTTGCAAGCCAAAGTGTAATGGTAGTTCTCCACTAGGCTGTAAATTCTTACTAATATCGCTGTATTCTAGTTCTTTGCTAGCATGATACAATCGAGGTGGTTGATCATAATACCCTTTTTCAATTCCAATCTTTTTAAATTGATCAGGTTGTAGAGTTTGTTTCCGAACTCCGCTGGGTGTAATATAAAAATGATCACGGTCGTGGTGTCGAATACTTACATTGCCATCACGACTAGTAATCCAATTACGCTTATAAGCGTCTACCATAATATCGCAAATTGTTTCTAGCATTATAACTTACAGGCCTCGCAGTCATCATCAAGTTCTTCTTGTTGATTAAAATTTAAACTAATAACATTATCAGGTTGTGGTTCTGCTGCCGCTTTACTACCTGCCTTATTAATCAAGCTATAGTAGAATGTTTTCAATCCCCAATAGTGAGCTTGCATTAAGTTTTTAGCAATCAATGTCGTTGGAACTTTGCGGTCTGCAAAGTGAGCAGGATTGTAGAATGTATTTGTACTAATGCTTTGATCAACATAAGCGGCAATAACTGATGCTGTCTTCAAATAACCATCACAGTCTTTTTGTTCCCACATCATTTGATATTTGTTTTTAAGTTTATGGTATTCAGGAACAACCTGCGTAAATGAACCTGCCTTACTTTCTTTTGTGCTAATCAAGCTCATTGGCATTTCAATACCATTTGTGCTGTTAATAACAACTGAGCTAGACTCTACCGGAGCAACTGCCATTTGTGTAGCATTACGAACACCGTATTGTTTCATGTTAGTACGTAGTGTCTCCCAATCTAATTCAGGAGTAAAGTTTGCTAATTCATTTACACCATTGGCACGTAGTTCCCACGGAAAGACGCCTTGTCCGTAACGTGTCTTGTCACTGCCTAAACACGCACCACGTTCTTTGGCTAGCTCAACACTGGCTTCTGTCAAGTAGTAGGCTTGGTGTTCCATCCACGTCTTGACTTCAGCCAAGCTGTCTCGTTCTCCGTACCTAAGACTTCGCTTGGCGTGCCAGTAGGCGAGGTTGGTGATACCGATTCCCAGCGGTCTGATTTCGTCGTTGGATAGTTTAGACTGGATGGAAAGAAAGTCTTGATAGTCAAGAATGTTATTGAGGCTACGATGCAGTATGCGGCAAGCACGGCGCATGTCTTCTGGGTTACGGAACGCACCCCAATTGATTGAGCCCAAAGTGCAAAGTGCGATACGACCATCGCTGTCATCCAAACGTTTAAAGGATTTAGTAGGTAAAAGAATTTCACAGCATAAGTTACTCTGGTAAATTGTATGATACTCGGGATCGAATGGTCCTTGTTTCATTACATTGTCGATGAACACTAGATAGATACGTCCTGTATCTGTGCGTTCTTTTAAAATGCCAGACTTGAATACTTCTTCAGCCGACATTGTTTTTGTACGAAGGCCTGGAGTATTTTCATACTTAACATAAAGTTCTTCAAAGAGTTTTGTGTTAGAATAAAATGCTTCGTATAAGTCTGGTACTTCATTAGGATCAAAGAAAGTTATGTCTTCTTTGTTTTTAAATCTTCTCCAGAAGAAAGCACTAAGCACAACCCCATAATCCATATGACGGACTCGGGTTTCTTCTGTTCCTTGGTTGTTCTTAAGGACAATAAGATCATCAAACTGATGATGCCAAATAGGATAAAAAACAGTAGCACTTGCATTACGAATACCTCCTTGACTGCAACTACGCAGATCACCGAACCATTTCTTAAGGAAAGGTATCATACCCGTGTGCATAATTTCGCCGCCCCTAATAGGACTGCCTAATGGACGTAGTCGTCCAATTTCTAAACCAATGCCGGCACGTTTGCTGGCATACTTGGCCATCATTTCACCACTAGCAAAGATACTATCCAAATCATCATCACTGCGGATAAGCACACAGCTACTGAACTGCTTAGTAGGAGTGCCAAGCCCAGCAAGCACCGGCGTAGCCAATGTGAAAAGCCCGTCGCTGGCTGCTGTGTAATATTCTTTGATAAATCGCATTCTCGCCGCATTCGGTTCTTCTGCGTGAAATACAGTAGCGGCCGCGACCATGTATCTAATCTGTGGAGTTTCATACGTTTCTTTCGTTGCTCTGTTCTTTACAAGATATTTTTCGATAAGTTGTTCAATGGCGGCATAACTGTATTGCTCATCTTTTTCATGATCCAACATGTCATTCATCTTGTTCCAATCTTCTTCCGAGTACCAGTCGAGAAGTTCACTTGTGTATAGACCGGTTGCTACATTCTTTTTAACGATGTTATAAAGACTTGGTACATCATAGCTACCATAGACATCTTTCCGTAGCATACTTAGGCGTTGCTTGCCTGCTACGTATTGATAATTTGTGTGTCCGATATCCGGATTGGCTTCCACGTCAATAAGATTTACGATAGCACGTAATGTAATCTCATCAATTTCTTGTGTAGTAATGCCATCATAGAAATGAGGCTGTGCTTTAATCTCTACCATGCTTTGACTTACGTCTGCTATACCTGCACATATCTTAGTGATCTGAGCCTGCCATTTTTCGATCATTAGTTGTTCTTTTTCTCCACTGCGCTTGATAACAGTGATGGCTTTGGCTGATGTTGTCATTATATTTTGTTTCCTCATTTTGTTTTTAGTATTCTATTTAACTTGGTATTGTAATAATTCTGTTATATTTTAATGTGAGTTAAATCACTTTTTGTAATCTTATTTAAAATCTCGAAATCACATTCTTCGATGAGCATTACTTGTCCAAGTGTATAATTTAGCACAGTTTTCTCATCAATAACTACTACTAAATGTACATCTTTTTCGCTAAAGTTGTTCACTAACCAAAGTTCTACATTGCTAGTTGGAGCTATCATCCAAAGAGTGTATGCTTGTCCTAATGCAATAGCACTACGACAAAATTCTCCTCGATTGATCATGTCCCACGGATTAGGCCACGTTTCTGATTTGTATGGATCTATTGTTTTACGAACCCACGGTGAGAATGTCCACCATGTGTTTACTGCTTCAATAAGACTATCCACTGACATATCTACAGCAGTTTGTCTTAACTCTCTCCAAGCTAAGATTTTTTCTGTAGTAGTCTTATACCAAATGCTTAAATTGTTTTCCACTAGATGCTTATTTATAATACTGATCAAGACGCTGGGCCCACATATCACTATAATGATCAAACTCATTTCCTTCGATGATAAAGGGTTGAAGTTTAGCATCGCGGTCAATAATATTAATTACACATTTTTTAATATCTGTGCCATGCACTTCGTTGTGTGCTAATGCATAAGCACAACATTGAAGAAAGTAATCTTCAATCCATTCTCTCTTCTTAGGCTTTTTAGTCGTCTTGTGATCAATGATTGCCGGTGTACCTTTATGAACACCAATCATATCACTGGTGCCTGCGTATAAGCCAGGATAGTATAGTGGAGCTTCAATACCCCATACTTCATCGATGTCGCCGAATGCTTCATTAATCATAGTATCTGCCATATTGCGAGCTAGAATTTGAACTTGATTATTTCCTTGCGGACGTTCTCGACCTAATACATGATATTCTAAATGTGTGTGCATTAGTGTACCAAGGCCTGCACTCTCTGTGCTAATACGAGTTGCTTCGGCATCACCTACACGTTTACGCCATTCAATCAAAAACGTTTTATCTTTAGTTGAGTCAAGGACTGTTGTGACGCTGGGAACTTTAGTACCATCAGGGCAAGCATATAGTCGCTTGCCTGTAGTTTCGTCACGGTTGAGTTTTTTGTATTCGTAAATTGGATTTAATAGCATATACACTATTATACACTAAAATCAGTGTATAGTCTAGTTATATATTACCAGTAAACTACCCAATCAAATGTAGTGCCTGTAGTTGAATTAGTTCTACGTTCAACACTATAACCTAAATCGGTGAAGTATTTGATTATACTTGCCATTTGAATTTCTTTGGCTCGATCAGCAGTAACACCTTTCCAAACATTGCAATATATTGCACTGATTGTCATTGCAGTAGTGCTTAAAGACAGATCGTATAATCCGGCTGCACTAGCAGTTAAAATAGCCAATTCGATATTTCTAACTTCATTAAAAATAACTAAATCATTTTGAGCTTTACTTCTGGCCTGTGCGGCAGTTAACATAATAGATGCTATCATTTTAATTGATCCATTGCTTGTTTCAATGCTGTGCTTTTCATTTTGTTAACATCTTTATCAAATTTATTAGTCATAGATTTGATTTCATTGTTATTCAGCACAATCTCATCGTAAGTGGCTGTTGTTATTATATTGCTTAGATCTTTTCTATGCTTGTTAAGAATGTTAACTAATAACTCCGGCGAAATACTTGAGTCGTTTATGTCATTGATCAGCTGATTAACCGGAATAGAAGTAGCACCTTCAGCCTTTGCTCTTAAAAGCAAAGGCTTGATGATCCCTAACACCTGTTCGTCGCTGTCGACAAATTCGTATAAACGCATTACTTTAGTTCTCTGCCTGTTGGCAATTCTTCTTCACCGCTGGCTGCGTCGCTCATTCCGAACTCATCGCCTTGTGGTTCCATTGCTGGCTGTGGCATACCGCCGCTTAGGTCGTCGCCCATTCCGCCCATGTCACCACCCATTGGGCTTTCGCCTTTTAGAACTGCAACTGCATTACTTAAAGCGTCTTTAGCAGCCTTGACTGCGTCCAACAATGTCGAGAATGATTGATCAGCGGCTTGCCCAAACGCAGTACCTTGCTCTTGACCAAATGTTGTTTTCATTTTTTCTTCTAATGGCATTAGTTCGTCAGTTTGCATTTGTGCAACATCTTCAGCCATCTTTTGTAGATCATCAACCATGTTCTGAGCAACAAGGATTAATTCAGCTTGAGCCAAATCTTCACCGCTTTGTTCGTTCATTCTACGAGTAGAACGCATTGGTCCAATCTCTTTAAGAATGTGACGCAATGCTTCGATGATCATTGTGTTCTTAACATAAGTAGTATCGTTTTGAAAGCCAACTTTTGTGCTAGCAAATTGATGGTTTTCTTGAACTAATTTACTAATTAGTGACTGCACTTTAACGGAATCACCGTGTGCGGCTAATTTTAAGCCATAATGGCTGTTTAAGAAGTTTTCTACTACACGCTGTTTGCGTTGTGCAGGGTTAAAAATTTCAGAGGTATTCATAATAGGGTATCCTTTAGATTATTTATCAATATGTTTTAGATAATTTGTTTTTAGTTTCCTCTAATCTTGCCTTGGCATCAGATAATCTGTCTGCAAATAAGGGGATTAGTTCAAAATTAACCGAATTCATCTTTTGTCTATAAAACTTGATGTTTTCTAAACATCGAAAGTATTCTTGATCTAGTTCGTAAATTATATTTTCTGTAGGTGATTGTTTAGTTATACCTTTGTGCAAGGCAAATATAATATGCAATGCACTAGAAAATAAAGCTATTTTATCATAGATTACATCTTTAGTGTATAAGTCTATGATAGAGTAATCGTTTTTGTTGCGAACATTTAAACTATATCTATCGTAAAATACGAGACAGCGTTCCTGTTCTTTCATAGTAACTAGCATACCTAATATGTTAGTCGGTATAGCATCATCTAGCATGGCTGCTACTCTAGATGATAACTTAGTTGCGCTTTTTTTATCTACTGAATAATTTGTAGATAATTGCTTGGTTTTCTTCATCGTATATTCTATCTAATAATCCAAGACTAGTCATTTGTTCTGCTAGCTTTTGTTTACGTTCGTCCAAATCTTCTCTTGAAATTTGAGTAGATTCTTTAATCAACTTAACAAGTTCTTGTTGCTCGTTGGTAATCATTGTTTTAATGCCAGATGCTAGTTCAACTATTTTCATTTTGCAAACTTCTTCCATCCGCTGGCTACTGCACTTTTTGTACCAGTATCTGTTCGTTCTTGACTGCCTTTAGTAGTTAAATTAATACTCTTAACTCCCATTAATTCGTCAGCCATTTTAATTTGATCAACTTCAGCGTCAGTGTAACCAACCATACCGATGTTTTCACTCCAGGCGCTTTCCTGTTCGAATTCTTCACCTCTCCGTGCTGCCGCCGCTGCCAATGCTATACCATAACGCATTTGCATGTAAGTATCTGTGTTTCTTAATTGTGGTTCAATCATAACGCTGGGTAAACTTTGATCAATGTCTCCACGTTTAACAGAGCCAAAGTCCTTCATGCGTCCAGTAAAGCCTGTATATGATTCGGCGATGATATCTTTGATTTTCATCTGTTCTGTAACCTTTGTAGCAAACTTTGTATTTGTCTGACTTCTGGTTTATTTTTATTCATAGGATCTGCAACCATTGCTTCTAAATCACCTTGTTCTGCGTCTTGAGGACCGTTGGGATTAGTTGGCTTGTTAGCAGTAGTAGGCAATGAACCTACAGTACCTTGTGGTTTAATTGGTTTAAATCCGCTTGGTTGTGCTCCTGTTGCTCCAGCGTATTCTTGAGCAACTGTAAATTTAGGATTGTGTTTAGAAAGTATACTTCTACCAGCGTCAACTTTATCATCACTGACAGCAGATATTAAATCCAATACTTCTGTAAATTTTAATTCGTTGGCAATGCTGGCAATTTCAGCATCGCTGATTTCTCCACTCGGATCCAGAAATCTGATAATGTCGTTTAAACTGCGGTCTGCCATATATGTTACCTTTTATTTGTTGCTTTGTTCATTGTTGCTAATCGTTTACTTATGGGATTAAATGCTTTTGTTCTTTTACTTTTTCTAACGATCTTAGCATTGAAGCGTTTTCTAATTCGCTTCATCATGAACCTCTTTTTCATATTTATCGCTTTACTGCAAGCACCTACTGTGGCAACTGTTCTGCCTTTTTTCTTGCCGCTGGTGCAACGAATCATACGCTTTAATTTCTTACCGCGTTTGGCCCAAACTCTTTTAGCCTCAGTTAAAGGTTCTTCTGTGTCTTCAACTATGACTTCAAATTCATTCATTTTAATATCGCTAAAATTTGATCTGTGTGAGCACTAGCCCAACTTACTACTATCATTCCGCCGCCAAATGTATACATCCATTTATCTTTAAAGCGTTCCATAGACGAAATCTTTTTAGCCATTTCAGCGTGTTGAGTGCAACTAGCTTGATACATTACTTCTAATTTTTCTTCGATAGTATCTCTGGTTTTATCCAGACAATCGTGCATATCTTTTACGTCTACTTTTAAATCGTCAAGTTTCTCATTAAGATTCTCGACCTTAGTTTCGACTATTCCTAGCCGTTCTGCTGATGTTGCCATTGACACAATGCTCCTTATTAGTGTGTTTTTATTCTTATCTCAAATGCCTAAGTTTGTGCCAATGGACTGGTGCCTAATTATGTACTGTATTTATCCGATTTATAAGTTATCGTTACGGATAAAATATATGTTGAGTTGGTCGGCTGCGCCGGTTTCAAAAACGTTACTATCAAATGTAGCTGTTTCATCTAAGTTATCGTATACTGGCAATCCGTCAATGTCTCTGACCAATGATGCAACTGTGATTGCTCCTACCCGTTCAGAAGCAAAACGTAATACCCACATATTGTGAGTTCCTGTAAAATCACTGCCAAATTCATAGTCTGCCATATCTGCGGCAGTGATTTTTTCTACACTGGACATAATCGGTTGACTACCCAAGCTAATTGCTTGTAATAACGCATTTAAGTTTTGTGCTTGTTCGTAAGAGTTACCGCTGTTAGGATCATATACTCCGGTATCCGTGATATCTACTAATGTGTAGCAACTAAAAAATTCAATGTTGCCGCCGACTACTTCGCCGGTTCTGCCTGTGGATTGTGACATGTTAATTCTCCTGTTAGTATATTTAACCTTTTATTCCAGTCAAAAGAAAAACCGCAGAACAAAATGTTACTGCGGCTTCCCATCCCGAATAAGGATTAAACTGCGCTTGCGCTAACTGTGAAACCAGCACCAGCACTAACTGTAGAACCAGATACGTCTTTTTCATCGCTGCCAACACTAGTACCTAATGCACGTACTGTTGCTTGTAATGCGGCTGCACCTGGTGCGTTTGCACCGTCAACGATAACATGGATAACACCTGTAGCGGCATTTGCTGTATCATAAGCAATAATACCTGTAGGGAAAGCAAAGAATACTGATTCTAATGCTTGACCTGTTGCGTCACTGCTACGTAGGTCAACTGCGGCTGCAGAACCATCTTTAACTGTAACTACGAAAAATGCTAAACTAGCACCTGGGTTGTAAATACCACCATCTGTTGTTCCTACTGAACCATTTACTCTTGCCATAATAAAATTCTCCTAATATGTCTTCGAAAGTTAATCTTTCTTAAGTTTATTTATCTTCTTTTTAAGATATTATACTATTTAATGTTTGTTTTTTGGACCGGTTAGTGCATAGCCTAGCTTATATCCTGCCATTAAGCCAGCGGCGGGTGCTAGAGTTGCTATCCAGCCTTTTTTGCCAGGTTCTGGCTTTTGTCCGTAGCCTAAATTAGCAAGTTCTGCATCTATAGGAGCATTTAACTTATAACCCCTGGTCTTGCCTAGTTCATCTAAGAATACTGCCATTTCACTACGTTTAGCAAATCTACGATAATATTGTAGCATTTTATCAACTACTAATTCTCGTTGCATGTCATTGATAGCAGGCCAGTCTTGTGCTAATCTGCGAATACTTTTTAATTTACTGTCTGTAATGTTCAACTGTTTTTCTAAACGTAATAGCAATACTGCGGCATCTTCTTTTCTCAAAGTACCATCTGCTAATAAGTCTAAATAACGCTTTACTGTTGGAGTATGCACTTTTAATTTTGCTCTAAGTAGTATATCGGCTTCAGGATTTTGATGTATCTTTTTGCTAAAAACGCTGTCAGGATTAGCTAATATGTTTAGACTTGTGTATAAGTCTGTACCACTCAATCTCGGACGTAAAAAGTTTCTATATCCAATAGTTTTATCTGCATAGTTCTTTGATATTGCCGCGGTTTCATATTCGTTTTGTAAAATGAATAAAGCTATCATGTCCAAAAAAGCAAAATCACTGACATTTCTTAAATTAAGACCTGCTGTGTTTGAGCGGTATTGTCTACTTTCTACAAGTAAATCCCAACCTGATAAGTGTTCAAAGTCTTCCATTATTTGCTTCTTTAATTTGTTTAATTCCTCTTCGGAATTTCATTTCGTCGCCAGTTTTTAAACTGTTGAATAAACGTTTTAGTAAGTCTTCACTTTGCTCTTGATTGAAGTTTTCTTGTATATACTCAACAAGATACCGAGTGCTAGCAATAACATTTACAGCTTTGTTTTCCACAAAACTTTCTCTGTCTCTTTGCGGTACAATATTGGTAATTTCTTCAAGTAATGATCGTGTATGTTTACGCACTATTATAGTCCATCCTTGAAAGTATTTATCTGATAAATAACTTTAACAGTGGAGTAATTTATTATGACTATGATGTCTAGCACAAATTTTAATATGGGAACGATTTTGAACAAACTTCGTTCAATCGAAGAGGCAGCGCCAGAAGTCCATCACGATCCAGGAATGGAAGTCGGCGGCAAAGAAATTGATCAAGGCAGTTTTACTCGAACTATGAGTCGTTTAGCCGCTATCAAAGATGCAGTTGGCGAAGATCATTACAATGATTTAAAAGCCGGTGTCCGTGCAATGTATATGAATCGTAGACCAAACTTGAATCAAATGACTGCGTTAATGGATCTATTAGAAACTATGCTTGCTTACGTAGCAGAGGACAATAGCTTATTCCAAAGACTTAAATCAGATTTGAATAAGGATACCGAGGCAGCGGCTCAAGCAGAACCCGCCGGTGAGCCGGCTCCTGAAATTGGAGCTCCGACTACAACGGAACCTGTGCAACCGCAAGAACCTCTTCGCGGTTTAAAATAATTAACTCTTCTTAAGAAGATTATTAAGTTTATTATTACTATCCATTGTTCTCATAGTAATAGACGGTTCCACTTTAGCCTGCGGTGTTTCTAAACTAAACCCTTCTTTGGGCTTTGGTCTTTCCCATGATGTTGATGCCGACGGTGTACTAGTAGTTTCTGTCTGTGCTTGACGACGTAGTCTATCATGCAACACATCTGCCGTGGTCGGTGCTTCTGGACTATCTTCATCTAAGTCTGTGATACGTAAACTTGTTGTATTAAATTCTAATTCAACTTTTGTACCCACTGCACTACTCGAACGTGTCTTCATAAACTGTAACTGAACTCTGCCCCGCTCACGCATTGTCATACTGTTAAAGATACCAATAACGTTGTCGGCGGTTTGAATCTTACTCAAACCTCCACTAATGTGACTATGGTCAAACTCTACACTTTCTACTGCTCCACGATTCAACTGACTTGCTGTACAGAACAAGTATTTGTCTTGTACTGCCATTGCTCTAAGTTCTTCCGACACATACTTGTCTTTAATAAATGTATTCTCTGCTGAAATCTTTACAGACACCGGAGACATCAAATCTAAATAGTCTACTACGACAAAGTCAATTTTTCTATTCTGTTGTATTTGGAATTCTTTAATCCATGATTTTAAGTCATTAACTGTAATACCTGCTGTAAGTTGTACAATTTGTAACTTACCAGCTTTCTTACCCTTCATCTTAATGTTAAGGTCTACTTCATCAATATTTTTATAAATGTCTTTTGTGGCGATGCCCATAAGCATAGCATCCATACGCATACTGCATAAGCCTTCACTAAGTTCTAAACTAAAGTAGACACCACTCAGTCCTTGCAAACTCCAATTAAGTGCTAAGTTCTGTAAGAACAAACTCTTGCCTGCACCTGAACCGCCAGCGAAGATGTTTAGTTCGCCTCTGTTAAATCCACCATACAATTTATCATCAATGGTCTTCCATCCTGTGCTGGTGCCGCCGTTTTGATTCTTAAGCAACATTAGTCGACCCATAGGATCCGCATAGTAGTCTGTACCAAAGCTCTTTGGCAAACCAATGTTAATTGCATCTTTAATCAACTTTTCAACTTCGCCATAACGTTGCTTATCCAACAAGTCAACACTTTTTAAAATAGCTCTATCTAATGCTTTGTGTTTTGCAAATTGCTCAAACTCATCTAAGAACCATTCTTTCTGTGGTTGTACTGATAAGGTAGTAAATGCTTCTAAACTAATTCCTGTTGTTGCTTCAATTTGAGTAGTTGTAGGAACATTGTCATATTTGTCTATATATTCTTTAATAAATTCAGCAGCCTGTCTATAGGTCCTATCGAAGTATTCCGGATCTAGAATATTTCTAGATCTTACTGCTAATTCTGGATCAGCAATTAAAATTTCTAAAAACAACTTTTGTTCTTTTGTGCTATACGTTTTGATTTCTTCTTTCATTGACAATATCTCTTTCCCATTAATCTAATTTTTGTCGGACTATGCTCTGCGGCTTGTAGTATGCTGTGAATAGCAAACAATCGTCCATATTTCATTACTGCGTCGCTGACGTCTTTACAGTTCTCCCATTCAGGAAAACTTACACTCCAGCCGTAATCTGCGGCACGTTCAACTAAATCTCTGCCTGCTTTGTCTGCGTCTGGAATAACGATAGGTTCTATATTTAAGTCTTCTATCAGTTGTGCTTGATGATCACTTAGATTATTACTGCCGATACTTAACCCGCTGGTCAGTAACGCATCCATCTCACCTTCTGTAATAATAACAAACTGTCTATTATCTCGTTGATTGTCTAATCCAAACACATAGTCTGCTGGTGCTTTTTTATAATACTTAGAAAACTTCTCTGGTATTTCTCCAATGTATCTACTTTGAAAACCCACCATTCTATTTTCATAAGTTAGCGGTAGTATGGCTCGTTTGTTTAAGCCAGCATATTCTGTATCTGTTTCTAACCATACTGCCAAGTCGTAGACTTGTCTATGTTTTAAATATTCTATCTTCTCAATATTTTCTATCGGTCTTATATCAAAGCCTAAGTCATAGTCAGGCCAATTAGGAGTCCATGTTGGCTCTGGTTCTCTGCTAACTAATGTTTCTACATCTGCTTGGCTTAGTAGTTCTAAGTTAAGACGTTGTACTTCTGCTTCATCAAAGCCTAATTGACGCATAAGTTTACGCATCTTAAAGCTCAGTGTTCTGCCTTGTGTCCAACTTGTTTTGAAATTACAGTTAAAGCAATGATAACTTACTGCTCCGTCTGGGTTAAACATCATGCCACCGCGACGTTTTGTATCAGGACGACTTTGTCCATTGACTACACACATTGGACAGTTAAAGCTCAGCCAGCCCTTGGGACTAGGTCTTCCGTTTATGCGTGATTGTAATAATGTTTGTAAGGCCGACATGACCTTACTATTTTAACTTCTATAAAGTATTTTGTCAACTGTTCCGGTGTTATCAGTGTCAGGTGTGTACACCACTTTTATCCAACGGAAACTACCGCGCCAGTTCCAACCCTGAGTTTGATGCGTACCTGTTATTCCAATTGTTGGGCTTGTTGGTGATGAATCAAGAGGTAGCCAATATTGTCCGTCGATAAATCTAATAGGACTGTAATTGCCCATACTACCGTATTCTAAACTACCAAAAGCAGTTAATCTACCTTTAAAATTAGTTGTTTCGATTTGAAGAGTATGTAATGTACTGCTGTCGTTTTTCTGTAAGTTACTTGCTACTGGCTGACTAATCATCGTGTCGTTATCTTGTGTAAATTGCAACAATGTACTATTAAAGAATTTAGGATATGCGCCGTCTACGAGTTCAATTTCCATAGTGGCTGCTCTGTTTAGATCAGAATATAAACTACGTGCCATGCCATCATCTTCATATAGTTGAGCACTGAGTTGATATATGCCTGGTTCTAAGTCAGTCAGGTCATAGCCAAAGATACTAAATTCACAGTAACCATTTTGCGGTTCTGTAATCTGTGCTCTACGCTGTAATACTAGTTCACCTCGTCTAACCTGCATGACATTGACCATAATAGTCTTACCTAGTAGATTGATAGGTTTACGGTCTTGATTTTTGATATCAAACCCTAGTTTAGTATCTACTCCCTTGTAGACTGTTTTTCGTGTTGTGCTAAATGGCATATTTTTTGTCCTGCTGTATCCGTCAGAGTATATTAATACACTTCGTTGCGGGTAATCTAATAATGTAAATGTGTCGCTCATATATGTATTTATTTAATTTAATTGAATTGAATTGACTGCTAAATATTACCGATGGCAGATCATAATGAAATATTAACAAAATTCCCCTTTTTAAGCCTTTGTAGAGTAGGCGAAGAAGAAGTTGTGGGTATAATGCAGAACTATACTCAAACTATGGCCAGCATATATGTTTTAAACGTATTAAACTGTACCGAAGACAAAGCCGGTTTCCTTGAATGTGGTGAAGAGTGGTGGTGGCAAAGCAACAGACAATTACCTATTAATTTGTTTATAGGACCAAAATTTAAACGTTTTAGTTACAGTCTACGAACATACAATGTAAAAGACTTTGAATTACTACACGGAGAGATAGTTAGTTTACAAAACATTATTACCAAACGCATTAAACGCAGACAAATACAATTAGTTCAAAAACTTTAAGATAAGTATATTATGCTAGAAATAATATACACGTTAATTGTAACTCATATCACTATCGTTGCTGTAACTTGCTTTTTACACAGAAGCCAAGCGCATAAATCAGTAACATTCCATCCAATAATCAATCACTTTTTTAGACTATGGCTGTGGCTAACCACAGGCATGGTTACTAAACAATGGGTAGCAATTCACCGTAAACATCATAGTGTTACAGATAAAGAAGGTGATCCTCATAGTCCCCATGTATATGGTATTTGGCAAGTATTATTCAAGGGCGCAGGATTATATCATAGTGCTAGTAAAAATGCTAAGATGGTCACTAACTTCGGTCGAGGAACTCCAGATGATTGGATGGAGAATAATGTCTATACAAAACATAGCAGACTTGGAATTACTTTGTTATTGCTTGTAAATTTATTTTGTTTTTCATGGTGGGGACTTTTAATATGGGGTGTACAAATGTTATGGATTCCATTCTGGGCCGCAGGTGTAGTTAACGGTGTTGGTCACTGGCTAGGTTATCGCAATGGTGAATCAAAAGATCATAGCACAAATTTTTCCCCATGGGGTATTATTATTGGCGGTGAAGAGTTGCATAATAATCATCACTTGGCGCCAGCTAGTGCAAAGTTAAGTAGACGTTGGTTTGAATTTGATATAGGATGGTTTTATATCAAAACTCTTAGTTACTTAAGACTTGCTACTATCAACACCGTACACTAATTGATTAAGCTGTAATGCAATGGCTACTGCATAACCAACCGCATGGCTTTTCTTAAAGCTATAAACATCTTCTGTTTTAGTCCATACTTCTAGTTCAATATCTGCCCAACTATGTCCAATTAAATGTTTTTTACCAGGACGGATAACTGCAAGTACCATAGCAAGTTGTTCAATGCTTCTGGGCTTCATTCTAATAACGGTGTCGCTGTGATTGTGTATATGAAATAGTTGTTGAATGATTTCACGATGTTCTAATAACTCCCATGTCGGTTCTTTATGCAATAATTCGTCTATCTGTTCGTTGCTAGTAAAGTTATTGTAGATACCAACGTTAAGCAAGTCTATTTTAAACCATCCAGCATTTTCCGCTTGCTTATAATCTAATGTGCATAATCCCGTAAATGGATTAGTAGGTACGTGATGAAAGTAAACACCAGTATTATGTTTACGTTCTTTGTTGCCGTCTTTTTGCATGGCGGCAGAGTGCTTAACTAAACTTAAAATTTGCTCTCTATTGGCAAAGTCAATATCAACATCAAAGCTCAATGTAAACTCCTAGCTTCGTATGGTTGTACATTATCTTTCTTATCTGCAAGACTGTTTATCATAGTTTCGTAATCTTTGTCACTTAATATAGTTTTGTATAAACCCATTGCTTGGCTTGCCAGTACTGCGGCAATAGCTAATGGGTTTTGGTCTTCTTTCAATAGCCGTTCCATTACTATTAATACTTCATTATAAACGTATTCTAAATTATTATCGTTGTCACTCATTCTTAGTTCTGGCCATTCTGTTTGCTTTGTTATCTGTAGCATACAATTTTTGTTCCAATACTGCAACCTTTTTGAGCAAACGTTGATATGATTCAGCTGTGGGTACAAATACTCTGCTGCCATTCATTTCTATCTCAACCATGTCGTTGATTAGTCTAACTCGTGCTTCTTGTACTTGTCTGCTTTTTAATAACGCAGGTACTGCTTGTTGTTTATATTGATTCATTTAATTTCCGCCTTGTTAAAAACTTCCTGCACCCAATCAGCATCACCCTGCTGACGTTTTACTCTGGCCTTCCATGATAAAGGCTCAATGTAATCTATCAATGTTTGAACCTGTCCGGGCTCAAACCTATCAATTAATCTGCTACCTTGATCTGTAGCAAAGGTACACCACGGACTGATACGACCCATTCTAATATCTTGTACTGCATCTACTGTGTTAACTCTAGCAAAGTATTCACACCAACTATTACCAGTCTTTTCTGCCCATGCTTTCATATTTAACAAACTTCGTTCGATTGCTCGCTCTACAGTTTCTTTTTTAGTTCTATCTTTAACATACGCTTCATAGATAACTGCTTTACACCAATCATCTATCTTAATTGCATTTTTTAATACAAACCTAACAAACTCTTCCGGCTTGTCCAAGTTCAAATCAATGATATGCTTAGACACTTTCATAAAGTCAAGATAGTATCTATCATTAATAAAGTCTTCATAAGGCTTGTCGTGCTTGACATTGGCAATAATCATCTTACGATATATCAACCAACTTTGGTAAGCAATGCGATTTTGCTTACAATCTTTGTCCATCATTCTACGCTTCTTCTCACATAAGTGAGACATTAGCGTAGTTTCCCTGACGAAATCTTTATTACAATATCTGCATTTATAAGTCATTGGCACTAGCGATAACGTCTTTGTCTTTAACATGGTATTGTTCTAACATATCCTTTGCGGATTTTTTATCTAAGTTGCCGATCCAAATATCTAACTCTTGGTCATCTAAGTGCGGGTACTGTTCACGCAACCAAGACCTAAAAGCATTTTTCTTTTTTCTCTTGCCGCCGCCAGGAGCAATGTATGGATGTTTAAGACTTTTACCAATACCAACCATGCTCATTAGCTTCCAAGTCATTTCGGGATCTTTGACTTCACTAAAGTTGACATTAACAATGTCATTGGTCATAATTAAGTAATGTTCAATGACAGCATTGTTAGCACTTTCTGCACTGCTCAAATATCGTTGAACAAGCCAAGGACTAAACCCTTTCATTTCTTCTTCACTGAGATTCTCGTATAGTGCTTTATTACGAGTATCCAATGCAGGAAGAACACGCTTAAACATATCTAACATCGGAGCTTTTGTTGCCATAGTGTATTATACAGTCTTTAATACAGTTTGTCTATGGATAACACTTCCGGCAGCTTAGTTGTTTCTTTGACAAAATAAGCACATAAAGGTTTATTGCCTTGTTCAAGAGGAACTGCTAAAATATGTCCGTGTTTAAGTTTAGGGGTATACCAACGAATGTCTTGAAATACGTTAATAATCTCTAGTGGCTGAAAGTCTAGTCTAAAACTACTAATAGGATTAAAAGCAAATGCACTAAAGCCGCGGTCATTAATATTCATAATAGGAACAATTTCAGGATCTCCGTGATCTTTTTCTCCAATTACAATATACCAATCCAATGGAACTTGAATGACGTGATCACCAATTTTTAATACAGCCGCAGGTGCATGAAATGTTTCCATGAAGATTAGCGGGACAAAATGATAATCAACATTCTTAGGATCATTCCAATCAAGAACTCCATAACGAAGATCCTCGACTTCCTCTGGTAAAGAATTTAATTCAAAGGCTTCATTATTAGAAGTTAGTATGTTCATAGGTATTTCACTTTCTCGATTTTATAAGGATAACCTGCTTCCTCATAATATTTTTTTCGTGTAGTAA